CTCATCTTCACAAACTACCATTCTTTGCCTATTGACGCCAAATCCTTTCTTCTGCATTCCTCTTGGAAATGCAGAAAATGATGGACCTGTTGCCAAAGCTCCTTTTCTTTTTCTTCTTCTTTGAATGTTCCTTCTTCTATTTTTGGAAGGCTGATTATTTTGCGCGAGTTTTGGCTCGAACATAAGGTTGCCATGCAACTTTTTACTAATCTGTCTACCATATTGTTGTTTAATTTTATTTAAAGCTTTTTGTGCTTTAGTTAAAGTCATTAATTTATTAAGAACGAATTTGTTCTTTTTAAAATGGGCTGAAATTTTCATTTAAGCACCCTGACAAAACAACAACAAGAAGAAACATTTATGGTTCTAACTAACAATCTCTAATAGGATTATTATAATTGTCAAAAATTTCTTCATATGTAACAAATGCCTCTTCATAAGATTCATATAAGTTACAACGATCACGTAGTGCTTCCATCATATGGAGTATTATGTGATAAACTTTTGGCGTAGAAAGAACTCTAATCATACCACCAAGTCTTTGCATAGCCATAACCGGGCTCAACATATGAGCTCGTTTTTGTCTTAAAGCAAGGACAGCTAACACTTTAGCTTCATTATGATGAATATAAGGTGAAAATTGTGTTGAACAAAAATCCATTTCATCCCAAGAGACAGGCTTTCCAGCCCATTCAATCTTGGCATGAACTGAATTCAAATCCAAATCACTAAAATCACTACTCATAATTAAATCATCTCCATTAATGATAGTAGTATTATTTAAAAAGTAATCATCAAGATTATGAGTATAGTTAGCAAATATCATGTAGAGACGCCACATGATATTGATGACAACAGTAAGGTAATCTCCTGAACCTAGTCCACGTGGAACCAAGTAGAAATCACCATTAACATTGACCATTTTATTGATACTGTTAAACCTAACAGATTCAAACAAACTATCCTCTTCTTGAGTCATACCAGAATACTTCTCTTTGATACAATTATAAACCATGTTCATAAATTCAGCAGACACCGAAGCATCTTGACCTGAAGTATCCGTGCAGTACAAATATTTACGTTTACTAAGTTCATATTTATAAATTGAAAGTGCCCCTTTTTGCATTGGGTCACCAACAGCAGAAATACTACCATCAACACAAAATCGATGGGAGTAAAACTGCTCTATAAAATCTTTAAGAACAATAGTACAAGCATATGTATGTTCTGCAGGAAATGAAGTGAATAATCTTGGTGATTTACCAAGCACTCGAACTTCATCCTTTTGAGAAGCATTAATAATTACATGCTGAGGCCAGCATTCACATTGAGAAATATATTGCTCCAAGTATTCCAGCATTTTGGGGTCTTTTCGAGAGAAAACACCAGATGCTTTCGCACCCGTTCCAATAGCTGAAGTTTTGGATATTTCATCAAAAGCTTCTTCATTAGAAAGCATGTGACATTCACCAATCATATTAGTGAAATATGTAATTGCGCGTTTTGCCGCGTCTTTATTTAGAGGGATATCCATGATATCATATTTTGCCAATCTTTCATGTAAGTCATTCAAATTGCCTAAAGGAG